GAAAAGACTGAGAGGAGGATTGGTATAAGCTATAGCGAGGCAATAACTCTATTAGATACAATCATAAAAGAATTAAAAATTATACTGTATGACAACATAGCATTAAACGAGTTTATTACTTATCATTTAACAGCTTCTCTTTTAACTGAGATAATGTTAAACGAAGCCCAGCAAGGGAGCGCTTACTTGACGGAACAAATCCTCGACACGTTAGGGTTAAGCGATCAAATTGATGTAATCCATCAATTGCTCACTATTTCCGGCGGGTATAATTTAGTTTCATTGATTTTAACGGCTAAATTGCTTAATTCTGATATTGAAACAATAAAAGAAATTTATTCATTAATTAGTAATGTTAAAAGGCTTGGGGGAGATTAAAATGGTTGAATTTAAACTTGCAAAATTGTTTGGAGAAAAAAGAAAGTTAAAACCACCGCTTGAATTTAGAAGATCATACTCCATTGATGCTGGTAAACCAAAAGCCATTGCTAAAGCTTATTACATCGATCAAGAACTCATGAAATTGTTTGAAAATGCTTACTTAAATGAGCCTCTAACAAGAAAAGGTATTTTGAAAAGAAGCCATGATACTTTTGAAAGATGGATCACAATTATAACAGAAAACGAAGCAATAGAAGAAGCCTTTTATGAGCTCGAGGATAAAACAGACTTGAAAAATAAATTAATTGACCTGCTTAAAAACGCAATGATCTATGGCGTTGGTTACTTAGAGATAATCTTTGAAAACGATGATAGAAGAGCTGATGAAGAGCCTCCTAAAACGCCAATTATAGGGATTGAATTAATAGATCCAAAAACAATTTATCCAGTTTACCAAACTGATCCAACAAAAGATAATTACGATGAAATACTTTATTATGAGCAAACAGTTAATAACCCAGCTGTTAAGCCAATCCAAATTCATAAGGATAGAATAATTGAGTTTAAATACGATACGCTAGGCGATGGAAAGAGACCAATAGGTGTTATAGAACCGATGCTGCATGTTATTGAAAGTAAAATTGCGTTAGATAAAGCAAGCGGGAGAATACCAAAAAAGGTGATAAGCCAAATCGTTACTGCTATTTTGAAGGGAGACGTGACACAAACAGAATTAGACGAATGGGCGAGGGCGCTTGTTAAAATGGAAGATGTAGGTCGTTTCGTTACTCCCGAAATGGTAGAAGTGGATATTAAAGAGGGAGGAAAGGCTTTAGATATTAAGCCTTATTCAGAGCATTTAATCTATCAGATAGCTGGGGGAGTAGGAGTTCCTTATACCGTTTTACTTGGATCAGGGCACGGAACATTAAGCACAGCTGAAACTAATTTAAGAGATTATTATAGTGATCTAAAAGACATTCAAGTAAGATTTACACCGATAATTACGAGATTATTGGACTGGGAGCTTGAAGCGAGAGGAATTAGCGGAGATTATGATATCGTATGGAACGAGATTTACGCTGATGAAAAGAGCGAAGCAGAGGTTTTAGCTACAAAAGCGAAGGCAATAGACCTTCTTCTTATGAACGGAGTTATAAGCGTTAATGAAGCAAGAGAAATGTTAAACTTACCTCCAGTTAAAGAGGAAGAACTTTCTGCAAGGTTTGGGACACCAATAAGGAGAGGTAGGTATGCCGAAGGTTAGCCCAACAGAACTTGAATTCATTTTCAGATTGATTGAGAAATTATATGATGATCTGGTTAATGAGACTTATGAAGGTAGTAAGCAATATGTTAGGGCTGCTTACGAAAAGGGCTTATCCAAAGGTAACGCAGACTTAAAAAAAGTTGGCTGGAGTTTTGATATACCACCAGACCCAAACAGCATTGAATTCCTTGAAGGTTACCAGTTTGATTTAATCAAAGGTGTTGGAGAGGATGTTAAAAAAGAGATTAAGAGAGTAATAAGGGCTGGTATAATAGACGGTAAGAGCATGAGACAAATTGCAAAGGACTTAAGAGAGGCTGGCTTTACAAAAAAGAAATGGAGACTAAACACTATAGCAAGAACAGAGACAATGAGAGCAGCAAACTATGGGAGATATGAAGCATGGACAAAGTCAGGAGTAGTAAAATACAAACAATGGCTTACAGCTTATGATGATAGGGTGTGTGCTGAATGTGAAGGCATGAATGGGGAAATTGTTGAACTTGATAAGCCTTTTTCGAGTGGGGATTTGATGCCACCTTTGCATCCTAACTGTAGGTGTACGGCTATACCGGTTTTTGATAAAAGCAAGCTGCAAATCAAATCACAGCCGATCAAATTAAGCAGAAAAGAAGAAATTAATGTTAAAAGCATTGAGGCAAAGTATGCTGCTTTTTTGAGAACTCAATTTAAGAAAGGAATAAAACAAGCAATTGAGGTTTGGAGGCATTATGGGGCATGACTGGTACTGGTATTTTCCTCGAGAATGCAGATGGTGTTGCTGAAAAATTGAAGAGATTACTTGATATGGATAAAAAGCTTGAAATAATTGCGTTAATGGTTGAAGCTGAAGCTAAAAAACTTTGCCCAGTCCGGACTGGGCGTTTAAGGGCTTCAATCCATGCTGGTAAAGAAAGAGAGAATGTGCATTATGTTGGTACTAATGTTCATTATGCTCCTTACGTCGAGTTTGGAACAAGAAAAATGACTGCTAAACCATACTTGAGACCTGCTGTTAAAAAGGTGGTGGGGTATGTAAAGAGGTTAGGCGTCAAGTGGTGGTTAAAGTGAATGGAGAATATGAAAAAAACTTTGGTAAGATTTTTGAAAGGCTTAACAATCAAGAAAAGCTGTTGCAAGAAATAAGGGATGACCTAAGGGCATTAGATAAGTTAAATGAAAGAGTTCTTAAGTTGGAGTTATGGGCTAAAACTCACGAAAAATATCACCTTGATATTAACCAGGAGGTAAGAATAAACAAAACAACAATTCTTACAATTTTAAGCATTCTTGCAGCAGGTGGGCTTTTTGGGTATATTTTTAGACTAATCATAGGAGGTTGAAAATGACGAAAGAGAAATTAACTTTGAAAATGGGGATTAATGAAGGAGAAATACAACAGCAAGGCAATATTGTTAAGTTACCTCTTTCAACTCTGCTTGTTGAAGGACAGCATAACGGTATTTTATTTTTGAGGACCGAAATTGAAAAAGCAAAAGTACCAGATGTTTTCCCGCTAACTCTTAATCATTCACGTAACGTTGAAGATGAAGTTGGCTGGTGGGAAAAGCCCTTAATTGTGGAAGGGCAAATTAAAGCAATACCTGTTATTAATCTTGAAACTGCAAAAGGAAGTGCAGCATTAGGTTATGTAAAGAATAGGCTGATGGCTGGGCTTGTTCCTGAAGTTTCTGTTGAAGTTTGGGCTGATATTGACACAGACGAAAATGGAAACAGAATTGCAAAGAATTTGGAGATTGACAAGGCTTCTTTAGTCGATAGAGGAGCATGTAATCCAGAAAAAGGCTGCGGTATTGGTTTAAAGGGGGAGGTTGATATGGGTGTAGTACCTAACCATCCATGGAGATATGGTAAAGATGCTGAAAGCTCTTGGAGTAAGCCCAGATTAAGCGATTTTACGGATAAAAGCTGGGATGAGCTTTCAGATAAAGAAAAAAGAAGTATTGCTGGTCATTTTGCATGGGCTGAAAAGATGCCACCGGAGAATTTTGGACAGTTAAAACTGCCACATCATGATCCAAAAAGTCATGCAGTTGTTTGGAACGGAGTTAGAGCCGCAATGGCAGCATTAATGGGAGCAAGGGGAGGCGTTAATATCCCAGGTGTTGATAAAAAGAAAGTGTATACTCATCTTGCAGCTCATTACAAAGAATTTGATAAGCAGCCCCCGGAAGTAAAATTCGATGAAGAAACTGGAGAAATACTTGATTTTAAGTTTTTTGAGGGGGAGGAGGGGTTATTTATGGAAGATGAGGTTATTGAAGAAAAAGAAGAGGTTAAAGAAGAGCAGTTGCAAGAAGAAAAGCCTATTGAAGAACAGGAAAAGCAAAAAGAAGAATTTGATGCTTATGCTCTCTGCAGAGAGGAGCTTGAAGCAATAATTAAAGAAAAAGAAGCAAAGATTGAAGAGTTAGAAGCAAAAGTTGAAGCTCTTTCAAAAGAGCTTGAAGAAAAAGAAAAGCTGCTTAATTCTTACATTGAGAAAGAGAAAGCAGAAATTATTGCAGAATTACAAAAGCTAAACCCAGAATTTGATCCAAGCGGCAAGAGCCTTGAAGAGCTAAAAATCATACATGAGTTTGCGAAAGGTGTTAAATTAAGGTCTGGGCGTAAAAGTTTGGTTTTTTCGCCAAAAGAAGACGAAAAATTGGAATATGAGGAAATTTTGAGGAAAAAGGTTAAGGAGTTTATGAGGAAGGAGGTTGATTGAAAATGGTAGATGTTGTTAAACTACAAAAGGAGTTTGAAGAGCTTGCAAACACTACAACAACAGATATAAGCCCGATTATAAAGAGCGAGGTATTTAGCAAGCTAATAATCGAGGAAGCAACAAAGGGAAGAAAACTTGCAGGTGTAATTGCTGCAAGTCAAGAAGATTTAGGTAAGGGCGATGGAGACACAGTTAAGGTAAGGATCTTTCCAAAGATAGCTGTTGCCCAGGTTGCAGAAGGTGCTGCTAATGAAGCTGCTGCATATAAGCCTTTTGCATCAACTGTTACAATAAACAGATATAGCGTAACTGTCCCAGTTACAGCCCAGAGCCTTTATGAAGCATCTGTTGATCTTCAAGCACAGATTGTTTCAGCAATTGCAAAGGGCTGGGCTGATAAAATGGATGAAATAATAACACAAAAGCTTGATCTGGGTGCTGTAACTGGTACAAACTACACTCCAGCAGTAAAAGAAGTCCTTGCCACAGCGGGGGACTTTTCAGACTTTTATGCCAAACTTAAGAGAGTAGTTGATACTATGAGATACGAAAAAGGGCTTAGCCCAGACTACTTGATTATACCAAAGGAGATAAAAGCCCAGCTTCTTGCCGACTATGAGGACCGTACAAAGAGATACGTTATTGAAGTAGATGACAATGGAGAGCTTAAGAGCGTCTACGGGCTTAAGGTTATAGTTGCTCCTTTTGCATCTGCTGATGCAACACTCAATCAAGTGGTTGGAGTTGTGCTTGATAGTTCAGTTGCCTTTGTTGAAGCCAGAGGAATGGCAGCAAAGTTTGAAGAAAAGAGAGAGCCAGAATATGACCTCTACAAAGAAGTATTTAATGCTTACTGGGGATGTGATGTTGTAAAAGCAGACCTCGACGGGGACGGCATAGCCGAAGCAATTGGCATTGGACAGATTGTAAACCCGGAGGTCTGATGATCTTTCTTTTTTCTTAATTTAATTTATTTTTAAGGAGGGACAGTAATGCTTTATGGTAACATCATGAATGTAAGGGCTTTAACAGGACTTACTGAGAATGATGTGAGTAATGAGGATATTGTTGCAATTATGGAGATGGCAAACAGAATTGTGCTTAATACTATTCAAACAAAAGTTGTAAGAGAACAAGCAAGGCAAATTGGAAGCGATAGGTTAGTTTATCAAACTAATTATTATCCAATTGCGGATACGGATGGAGATGGACAGGTTACTGCTAATGATGTTAAGGTTGAAGCCTTAAGTCCTTACGAAAGCTTTAATATGTGGAGAGAGCTAACGATTGACCAGATAAATGCGAAATACGGGTTAATTAAACTTGCTGAAGCTCCATCTGCTGCTGAGAGAGTGTTTATAACTTATGCTTTTATCCCAGACCTAACCACAAAAGAAGATATTGATGATGCTGTTAATTTGCTTACTGCTCACATCCTAACTTTAAGGCTACAAAACCCGGACACAGTTGCGATAACTGATTTAGGGGCAAATGAGCTTATTGTTAAAAAGCAAGAAACAAAGTTTTACGATTTATACAAATTGAAAATAAGGAGCATGATGGCTTTAAAGAGCTTTAGGAGTGTAGAAGTATGAGCATTAAGGATGACCTCGTAACATTACTCTCTCAAATAACGTATACTGATGCATTAGGGAACACAAAACAAGTTAATGTATATAAAGAAGAAGATGTTGTTGCTGGTAAGGTCAGGTTTAAAACACCTGCTTTAGTTGTTAGAGGCGTAAGAAACCTTACAGACCCAATTGATATTGGCTGGAACATTTATAATGAGCTAATTGAAATTGATGTTTCACTTTATACAAAAGTAAGAGCAGACGATTATGCAGCAGCTGCAGTTAAAGAAGAAATAACAAGCCAGTTTATTGATTTAATTAAAGCAAATAAAAATGGTATTGGAGGTTATGATTACCTTAAGCTCACTTCAATCACTGATAGAGATCATTTTGAGGAAGTTGGTATTTTAAGAAGAGATTTTAGTTTAGAAATGTATAAGGAGGGTTGATTTTGGCAAATCAATGGATTAAAATTGGTAATATCTCAAATGGCGGTGCATACATAGGACTTCTTGCAAAGGGAGATGGCTTAACAATTGAAAAAGACCTTTCGGAAGAGTATTACATACATTCAGTTCACCCACATGAAGTAAAAGATGCAAAAGTTGCAGCTGGTGGGGATATAACACTACCATTAAAGCCAGAGGATGGGCTTGATGAACTCTTATATGCTTTCTTTGGGGAAGTGCAGACAACAGACAACCTTGATGGAACATACACACATAAGTTTACAGTAAAAGATAAGGATATACCTACTTTTGAGATTATCAAGCAAGTTGGGTCAATCCAGGAAAAGTATTCTGGGTGTAAGGTTAAGAGCATTGAAATTTCTGCTAATGCAAGTGGGGAGTTCGAGGTTACAGTTGAAGTTGTTGCGGCAAATGGGGAGCATGTTACAGGTGAAACTGAAGGTACTTACACTTATTCAAAAACCATGAAAATAACTTCCTCCTCGATCAAGTGGGGAGGAGTTGAATATGGAATTGGAGCTATAACACTTACACTTGAAAGAGATCTTGCAGAGGATGGCTTTTATCTAAACTCTGATGCTGGAAGAAGCATAATCCCAGAGGGCAACTTTAAAGCATCTGCAAAGTTAGATGTACTCGCTGATGACGTTATATTTATCCAAGACTTCATGGCTGGTACAAATAAATCATTAACAGTAACCTTCCAAAATGCGGATGGGCATGTTTTGGAGATAGTTTTGCCTAACGCAATTATTGTTTCAAGGGAAAAGGCAACTGAAGTTGATAAACAGCTTATTGTTGAAGATGTTGAAATTGTAGGACTTTATGATGCAACAGAACAGAGTTCTGCTTATGCTAACTTAACAAATACAATTGCTGCTTACCCAAGAACTTGATTTTGTTTCATTTTTATTAATTTTTTTATAAAGAAGTTGTTAAAAATTAGAAAGGTGGTTTAAATGGAGATTGAAGTGAATGGGAAAAAATATGTTGCAGTTGGGGTTTCAGGATATGAATTGCTTGTTTTTACTGAAAAGTACTTTGATGATAGAGGGGAAATGAGGAAGGATATTTCTAAAGCAGAAATGATTGTTGATTTAATACACTTGATTTTTAAAGTTGATAAGGATGAAATTAAAAAGCTTAGATGGAGTGAGCTTAATAAACTGAATAATGCAGCGAGTGAATACTTAAACAAGCTCTTGCAAGGTGAGACCGAAAAAAATTAACTTTAATTGCGAAAAGACTTCTTAAAAATAAGCCTTTGCATTTTTTACCAAACAAGAAAGAAGCTTTTAACGTTTCATTAAAGCTCAATGCAATACTTATTGCCAAATATTTCAACATTTCCCCAATTGAGGTTTTAAACTGGTCTTATTCTGATATGTTGGAAATAATGAAGTTAATTGAGGTTATTCATGAAGTAGAAGGGGAAAAAGATGGTAAATGAGACCTTAAAAGTTGTTATTGCTGCTGAGGATAAAGCAAGTTCAATAATTGAAAGCATAGGCAAAAGCCTTGCAAACTTAAAAACAACTGCTCTCCTTGCAGGTGCGGCATTAGGAGCATTGACACTTAAAAAGTCAATTTCAGCTTTTACAGATTTTCAATCTGCATTAAAACAGTCTGTTGCAATAATGGGAGATGTTAGCAGAGAAATGGAAGATACACTTGCAAAAAAGGCTTTAGAGATTGCAAACTCAATGGCTGTAAGCCAAGAAGAAGTTGCAAGGGCTTATTACTACCTTGCAAGTGCTGGATTGTCTGCAAAAGAAATTTTAGAAAGCGTTACCGATGTTGCTAAACTTGCAGTTGCGGCTCATATGGATATGGCTGAAGCAACAGATATTGCAGTTAATACCATGAAAGCCTTTGGGTTTGAAGCAAAGGATATGGCAAAGATAAATGATATTTTAGTTGCAACAGTAACAAACTCCAACACTAACATGCAGCAGCTTGGGGAAGCCTTAAAATATGTCGCTCCATTTGCCCATCAAGTTGGATGGGAGTTAAGCGAGGTTTCAGCTGCAATAGGCATTCTTGCAGATAGAGGTATAAAGGGAAGTCAAGCAGGTGTTTATTTAAGACAGGCTATTGCCCAGTTAATTGACCCAACAGACCAGGCAAAAGAGACTTTGAACAGGTTAGGGCTTTCACTTGAAGATGTAAACCCAGAATTGCATTCTTTATCTGAAATATTACAAAAATTAAGCGATGCTGGGGCAACAACAAGTGATATAATGCAACTATTTGGAGTAAGGGCTGGATCTGCAATTGCTGTTTTAATGCAAGAAGGAGCACCAGCTTTACAACAATTTACAAACGAATTAGAGAAATCGGCTGGTATTACTGAGAAGGTAAGGCAAAAGCAAGAAGAAGCATTTGGAGAGCAGATGAAAATATTAAAGAATAACCTTGAAAGTCTTGCAATAACTGTTGGTTCTGTTGTTGTACCTGCTTTAAATTCATTATTACAACCTCTCATATCTCTTCTTCAACAAATAAACTCTCTCCCAGAACCAATACAAAAATTAATCGGTGTTATAGTTGCTTTAGGTTCAACTTTGATGATTGCTGCAGCTGCAGTTAAAATAATTAGCGGTGTTGCTGGGTTCTTAGGGCTTTCATCTGCAATTAGTACAGTAACAGGAGCTTTAAGTGGGTTAATCCCCGTTTTTACTGCAGTTGCTGGAGCGATAAGCCTTCCAGTTCTTGCGATAGCGGCATTAGGTGCTGCAATTGTTGGACTGATATTCAATATTGGGGGATTTAGAGATAAGGTAATTTCTGCATTAAAATATGTTGCTGAAGCTTTTAAATT